GTAGCAACAAATACACAAGAAATTATAGATACTATAGATGCTCACAATGGTAACTTAAAATGGCCTAAAGAACCTGATCAGACACATGATAAATATTACACATATGACTTTAGTTGTAACGAAGACTATGTAAAACATTTAGAATATCATGATTGGAGATTGTTATTTGACTATTTTAAGAACAATGATAGAGCTATGGGTACAGCAGCTACTAAATATGTTAATGAGGACTTATTAGACTATAATCCTAATCGTAAAATACGTATTAGATTTAGTGTGATGCCACAAAAGTATGCTAATATACTAGAGCCTGGTACATCAACAATTGCTGATAGACTAAAAGCTATTAACAAGTTTTGGATTGCAGGTTATGATGTTCATATTAACTATTCACCTATAATTGTAGAAGAAGATGCTGGTATATTGTATCAAAATCTATTTAAACAAGTAGATAAGTATGTAGATGACGCTATAAAAGAACATGTTAAGTGTGAGGCAATATTTCTTACACATAATAATGATATGCATGAACACAATATGAAAAAAGAAAGTACTAAACAAGCAGAAGAATTGCTTTGGAAACCTAAAATTCAAGAACAAAAAACATCTCAGTATGGTAATGTTAACATAAGATACCAGTATGAGTTTAAACGTAGATTGATCGATGCTTGGAAACATAGCCACAATGCAGTATTACCGTGGCAAGAAATAAGATACATATTTTAAGATGTGTCCGTGAGTCTCCCGTCAGTGTGAAATAGAACTACCGAGCAGGACACACTTAATTAACTTAAGGAGGAATAATGGAAATATTAATACATAAAGAATCTTGGGATAAGATTATAAACTATTCTAAAGCTGCTTATGTCACAGAAAAAGCTGAGATAGGTGGTATGGCTGTAGTAACACAAGATAAAGATGGTGACTGGACTATTGAAAATCCAGTTATATTGCCACAAGAAATAGCAGGGACTACGTGTGACCTAGATAAAGAAGAATTGGCTACGTATTATACTCAAATGGCTATGAAATACAAAGACCAGAAGTTTAGATTTTGTTGGTGGCACAGTCATCATACAATGGATGCATTCTGGAGTGGTACAGATTTATCTAGTATTGATGAGTATGGTGAAGGTGAATCGGATGTTTCTTTTGCACTTGTTGTTAATCTAAAAGAAGAATATAAATGCAGAATATCTGTATGGAAACCAGTAGAAATACATCAAGATGTAGAAGTTAAAATATTAGATGATACGCCTGAAATAGAAATACCACTTGAGATAGTTACAGAAGTTAAAGCTAAATGCAGAAAACGTACTTATACAAATGTAAGTTCTTATAAATCTGGTGGATCCGTATTGCAATCGCCAAATCAAAAACAATTATCAATTGGTAACTATAATTGGGCAACATACAATTGGCTTGATGATGATTTACAAACAGGACCAAAACCAACACAACAAGAAATAATTAATTTTGAAGCTAAACATGAATATGCTTGTGGTAAAATAACAGAATTTATCAGGCAATTCAATTTAGGTAGTTGGAATATGCATAAGTATAAATCAGCAGTAACACATACAAACAAGATATTAGAACCTTATGGTCTTGCTATAGATACTTTAAATAAGAAAGAGCTTAAAGAGTTTATAGAAATGGATAGAGAGCCATGGGAACTAATAAATTGTATTGATCCAAAATACTTAGATATTGCTGAAAGTGTTCTTGATGCAATGTCTTATAACCGATCTTATGGAGGATATACTATATGAGAAACTTAAGAAGTCAAGACATAGCAGATATATCAGGTATTATGTTTCATGTTGTAGGTTGCGGGGCTATTGGCAGCTCCGTAGCCACACAGCTTGCAAGACTTGGTGCTGATAGATTTACGCTTTATGATTTTGATAAAGTAGGAATAGAAAATGTAGGTGTTAGTCAATATGTAGATGAAGATATTAATAAATCTAAAGTTGATGCTTTATACACACACATCAAAAAAATAGAATGCTCTATTGAAATTGAGCTTGTAAATAGTAAATTTAATCGTTATATGGGTAGTAAAGAAGATATACTTATACTTGGTTTGGATAGTATGTCTGCTCGTATGGAAATAGTTAAATTACTTGCAGAATGTCCTGATAAACCAACATTTGTTATTGATGGTAGGATGGGTGCAGATCAGTATCAACAGTACATATATGATAATATTACTGTTAAAAAATATGAGAAGGATTGGTATTCTGATGAAGATTCTGATCCAGAACCATGTACTCGTAAAGCTACATCTTATTGTAGTAATATGAGTGGCAGCTTTATAACTAATACTGTTAAGAACATAGTTATGAAACAACCATACTTTAAAGAAATTATATTCAATTTTTCAACATTAATACTTGATAAAAAGAAATTAGTTTCTTAAATTAGAAACCCTTCTTTAGGGTTCAATCGATAAAATAGAACAGGGTAGATACTCTAATATTTGCCCTGTTCAACAACATAAGGAGAGAAGATGTCAAACATTGATATATCTAAACAAACAGGTGTCGTAAAAGACATACTAGAAAGTAAAGAAAAGCATGAAAATGCAGGATTAGAAGTTTTAGTAGATGAAACACCTGATGCTTGGAAATCACCTGAAATTGGTGAATTAGCTGGCGCACTTGCAAAAGCTCAAACTGAAATGGAAGGTGCAAAGAAAGAGAGCACAAATCCATTCTTCAAATCTAATTATGCAGATTTACACGCTGTAATTAAGGCTTCATTTCCATATTTAAGTAAAAATGGATTATCTGTTACTCAAGGTAATGAGCCTATTAAAGGTGCAGTATGCGTAACAACAACACTAATGCATTCATCAGGTCAATGGATTAGATCAAAAGTTAAATTACCACTTGCAAAAGTTGACGCACAAGGTGTGGGTTCAGCAATTACATATGGTAGAAGATATGGTCTATCATCTATGGTAGGTATTGCACAATTTGATGATGATGCTAACTCAATTCGTAAATAATAAGGAGAAGATATGCGAACAATAACAGTTAAAAAACAAACTGGTGGTGGTAAGTTTTCACCAGGATGGAAAGAAGTAGAGATAACAAAAGCTGCATATGGTGACTTTAATGGCACTAAATACATCGATTGTTTCTTTAATGACTATCCAGATTCACTTAACTTAAGAATATACGAGAAAAAGGGTAAAGATGGAGAAGAATTTGCTATAGGCAGATTGTTTAGATTTGCTAATGCTGGTATAACTGAAGTATTAAGTGGTCCTGATGGCGATAATATAGTAAAAATTGATGATAGCGCACAAATGCTAATTGGTAAAAAGGTAAATGTTTACTTTTATAAAGATGGTAAATACAGTAGAGTATTATCATCTGTTGCTCCAACAGCATTTGAAAATCAATTAGAAACATTTTCTGATGATGATGTTACTTATTGGAAAGGCGCTGCAGAGAATTATTTTCATAAGTTCGTAGCTAGTAAGTTACAAAATGAAGATACCTCCGAGAGTACAACTAGTAATGATGAAGAAGTTCCATTCTAGTTGATTGTTGTTAACTAATATAGAGAGCCAATAACTGGTCCTGTAAGTCGTAAATGACCTACTGAGGAAATTTCCGCAAAGGAATATGTGAGGCTCTCTATATAATATAGGAGAAAATATGAG